GCAACGGCACCGATAGTGCGTGGCAAAAACAATGCCACGTCTTTGAAACCGCCCTGTTCCTCAATGAACAAGTTCTTGACAAACCGCTTAGCTTTTCGCTCGGCCTGCCATTTCCTCTTACGTACATCATGAGGCACACGCATTTTTTCGTCCAAGGCTTTTAGCCTGGCACGTTCACGCGCCTCAATTTCCCTTCTCAGTCGCTGCTTCTGGCGACAGCTCAAGTCTCCAGACTGGTTTCCGAGCTCCTTAACGCTGATGACCTTGGTGGTTTGCGTCCCACTCTGTTCAACAATTGCGAAGTCATCGAATCCACCAGTCTCAAGGCCGTAAAACACCAGGCGCTGAATAGCTTCCAGAGTTTTCTCAACCTCTGTATATTCAAGCAACCTATTTGGCATCAAAACGGCCAAGTACCACAACATCTCATGGAAGCGTTGTGTTAGCTCCTCATCAGATAAAAATCGAGAGTGGTAATGGAGAATCCTGTCGATCAAGCTCAAAGTGCGTGGTGATCTCATGATCACTGAATCAAAATAAGCCTGAAAACTAGGTATACGCTCAATGAGCCCAACCTTGCGACAGCGCAGCGAGATCGGTATAATCTCACCGCGAAATGGAATGTCAAGTGAAAAAGTGTGTCCTGAACGGGAAATCGTCCAGGTTAGACCATCAAAAATTGATGGTCTGTTGCCCCGAGTGCCCAAGTTTTGACTTGAGAAATTGTGCTCCATGGGGGTAAGGGAAACGAAAGAAACAAGCCGTCAGGCTACGGCGGAAAGCCGCCATTCATGATTCGTAATCCGGGAACTCTCATCCCATGCACAGGGTCACGATCATCACCCCGTAACAGTGTCTCAATATGAGTACTACGTAACTCAAAATTAGCCTCTAAATACGGCCTTCCTGCAGAAAAGTAGAAAGGAACGGTGACATTCAACCTTGTATCGGTGCTTTACCAGGCCTGGTGAAAATCAACCTTCATAATAAGTGTCCTCGGGGCAGATAACACAGATCATCCAGTTGCTCCTATACTTGGGCAAATAGGAGGGCCCTGCTTTGATACCCTACTCTACTTCTACAACAGTAATGGCTTTCTTGAACGAGGCGGCTGTTAAAAACAGCACTTAGGTTTTGCAGCGGGCGCTAGACCATAATTATAAACTTTAAGTTAAGCTCCAAGAATTCATCACTAATGTTCACCATTGTACACCCTAAAGTAGTACGGCGGATGCACAAAAGTGGAATAGAATAGGTAAAATTTGGTAAAAATGTGTGGCTTTAAAGCTGCCAAGCTATAAAGAGCATGTACATCAAATAAAACAAGAGTATTGTGAATACACAAACAAAATTGTGAACCCACAACCTGTTCTTGTTAACCTGATAATACTTCCCCCATTGTGGCGGGGCAGCCCAGCGAAGAGGCTGGCAAAAGAAGACTTACG